GAAGAACCGAGGTACTAATTCTGCCTAAGTTGGAATTGACCCCTGCTCGATTGAATGGACCGGTCTCATCAAACGCCTGCTCGCTATGGCTAAGATGGGATTCTTCGGTGATTTCAAACAGTATGATCGTCAGATGCAAGCCGAGCTCATGAAGCTTGTTTGTGACATCATCAATGATTGGTACGATGATGGTCCCGTCAATGCACAGATTCGTCATGTGCTGATGGGAGAAGCTTACGATCACTGTTCTATTGTTCGTGATGCTATCATCCATATCGCTCAAGGTCTTCCTTCAGGATTTCCCCTCACCGTCATTGTTAACTGTATTGTCAATGATATTTACAAGTACCTCTCCTGGTTGGCACTTGCCCCTCCAAAGCTGATCACTCTCGATCGCTGTGATGAACACACCGAATCCATGTATTACGGTGATGATAACGGTCATGCCATAGACCCCATCGCAGCTCCTTTCTTTAACCTTCGTACCATCGGTGAGTTTTTGGAAAGTCATGGTGTTGCTCTGACTGATGAGCACAAGAATCACTGGTCGAAATGCCAGCCTCTTGTGCCTATCGAATCGGGCTCTTTCCTGAAACGCTTGTTTGTAAAGCACCCAGATACAGGACTCTATCTCGCTCCTCTCGAGAAGAAGTCCATTGAAGATCGTCTTCTCTGGGTAACTGACAGCAAGTTTATGTCAGCTGATGAACTCGTCGCCGAGAACATCACCAACTCCCTTCGTGACGCTTTCATGTGGGGCCCCGGATACTTCTTGGAATTGAAGACCAAGATCTGGACCGCCCTCGAAAAAGTCTACCCTGATCCCGAGTATCGTCGACAAATGTTGTCTGGCGTGACCTACGGAGGTGAAGAGTACCGCTGGATCCAGACCTGCAAGTATATGGACCAGATGGACAGCAACCCTATTCTCCGTGATGTTTTCGGATTTTAGGGCGTTAGGGAGCTAACGAACCAATTTATGATTAATGTTTTTCTTTATTATTATTCTTTTTATTTCTTTTTGTACAAAAATTCTTACCACTCTATACACGATTATTTCTTTTTATTTGTTTTTACATGCCAATTTAATATTTTAATGATAGACGCTGATCTTAGCGTCCGGGTTTTAGAGTAGCTCTACGCACTCATGTAATTATATTTCTTTTGGAAATTCATAAGTGCGTAGGCACCAGTGTATTTTCCTC